CAGAAAAAACATTCAGAAGCTATTCTTTGGATTCACGCACCTACGCTAAACCACGCAAGGGTTTATGACGTCACTTTGATGGTAAGAACTCTTGGAATTCCAGAAACATCCATCAAGATTACCGAAACGACTCTGGATGAAACCACTCTACAGAAGATGTACAAATCTGCCGACATGTATATATGTGGATCATGCTCGGAAGGGTTTGGCATTCCACAATTGGAAGCACAATATTTTGGCATACCTGTGGTCACGACACGGTTCGGAGCAATGCATGATTATTGTCTGTATGGTATTTCCGTTCCTCCAATTCAGAAGCGATTCAATCACATGCAGAATGCGTGGTGGGTAACGCCGAGCGTCCAAGGTACGGTCGAGGCAATGGAAAAGATCTACCAGGGTGAGCTGGAAGACAAGTCTGCATGGGTTCAGGAAGAAGTTCGACGCATCACCGGTTACGAAACCGTACACAATTCCATTCTCGGCATACTAGAGAAAAAATAAAGGTGGTTCATATTAGAATATGGAACAGACTCCATTCAAAGCCGTGTTTACCAAGAAGACCAACTTCGTCACCCAAAGTTTTGATACCGATCCTTTGATGATTGACTATGGTGGTAACGCCAAGTTTTTGGTTCCACGGCATGGTGACTTTATCACACGTATGTATCTACTCATTGACTACGCAAGTTTGGCAAGTTCTACAATAAATCATGCATTGGCTATGATTGATCGTGTATCTTTAACCATAGGTGGAACAACGATTCAACAAGAGAGCGGAGAAACACTTAATCTTAGATTGAATGTAGAAGGTGACGAAAGTCAGGCATTCACTGTGGCTCAATTATTCAGGATGCTTGGCGGAGGGCCGACGTATCCATTTAACAATACATCACAATATCCAAGAACTGATGGTCCTTACCGTCTTCAGGTACCACTACAGTTTTGGTTTCATGGAAAAACAGATTTGGCAATACCACTGGCAGCATTAAGATATCAGGAAGTTAATGTCGAGGTGGGTCTAAGAAGATCAGAGAGTTGGGGTGGATCAGATGTGGGCGTAACGAGTTCCGATGTACGTCTGAGAATTGAGTATGGATATGCCTCTGATGAAGTTATAAAGTCGGTAATGAGACGACCCATGTTATTTCCAACAGAACAGTTTCAACTAGAGGAGACGGAATACACCGGAAATACTTCATTCACGATGAAACCAGATTTTGTGAATCCAGTTAAGGCTGTTTTTGCTTTGTTTAAGGATACCACAACAGACACTACCAACATATTCGATTATTCTAGAGGATATGCACTTCCACTTTCAAGCGTAGACCAAAACGATTTCATGATTTCGATGGAGGTTATATTAGATAATGAGGTACTGATGCCCAAGGAAGTGGGTACTTATGAAATGTATCGAGGATTTCAGTATTATTCACACTTTGCAGGTTCAGCACAAAATATAAGTACACCAACGAACCGTTATTGTGGCTTCATATACCCTCTCGCTTTTTGCAAAGATCCGATGAACAAAATTACACCAAACGGATCCATAAACTTTTCCACTATTGTAAATCCTTTTTTCAATGTGGAAGGCAAGGGACAAGGTTCCAATGTTATTCGTTTTCGATTGTACGCACTCTCGATGAATTTTCTTTACATAGAGAATGGTATATCGCGACTTTTATTTACAGGTTCGGACCTTAAACTTCCTCGATTTCCTTGAACTCTGCGAAGGAAACCTTGCCATCTCCGTCTCTGTCATATGTACTTACATCAAATTCAATAGGCTCTATAAAACCAGATCCATCTGAATCCAGATTATTGAATTTGCCTTCGATGATTCCATTTTCCATATCAATATTAGCAACGTCCGCAAATCCATTTTCCACGACAAACGTGTTAGTTGAGAGATAATAAATAGTTATCAAATATGATTCAATTGTTGCGACGAATGTGTTGATATTCGTTCTCGCAGTCGGTCTAATTCTAATATAACCTTCGTTTGTACCATTCCAAGGTTCGAATCGCATCATGTAAGGGTTAAATTCATTGTCAGTATTCGTATAAGTAGTGGGTGTGATTCCCACGCGAGGAATTCCCACTCGTGCTGTATTGGTTCTTAAATATCCCTTGGTATTTATATTTAAAGACAATAATTCATTCCCGGAACCCAGTCCTACACTGGTATCCAAAAGAATACTTTGGTTATCTATTGTGTAGTTTTTTGTAGAAACACCAAATGTTCTAGACCATAGATCGTAACCCGGTGCCGTAGTGGTTAAAAACATATCGATGTAGGAACTTTGTGGACGTGGAGCACGAAACTCGTAATCACCGACGACAACCTGAAGAGGTTGTTCCGAAAATGAATATCCATAGAAACTACCATCGTTATAGTAATCGTGAATGTAGGCTTGTAACTCCTGAAGAAAAAGAGGCTTTCTTAGCTCATTTCTATCTGTCTTATTCAATGTAGTGATTCTGACATTGATAAGTGGATTGTAGAAAAATGGGTTGTACCCACTAATATTATTTCTAAATGTCCAAAATATGGCACGACATGAATAGATGCTATTAAAAAAATATCTGTAATAGGAATTTTCGGTAGCAGCAATTTCCGTCTCTTCTGATGACACTTTCTCAATTGGATACTCTTGGCGAGTGGAACGCAACATGAAGCGTTCACTTGGTGTCAACGTGATTTCTTCGGTGACAAACATGAAATTGGTGAGATCGGCATCTGTCGCAAAACCACTCACGTCGCTAACAATTTCGTTGAGGGGTAGGAATCGAATCACCAAAGTGATTTCAGAATTATGCATCGCACACAAAGGCAACGGTGCACGAAAGGATGTGGTATCAGCCCTGGAATCTGAATAGTGGTTGTTGAAGAAAAATGGAATCGGAAAGAACAACCGTTGTGAAGTGTCGTTGGCTTCCAAGATTGGTTGAGTATTATACTTGGCTCCTAAATTGTAAGAAACATTAAATATATTTTCGCGGTCTTGTTCTGTGGAGTACATCGATTCATAGATGGACAACCAGTCCCCTCTTAGAGTCTGAATCGTCTTTCCATTTACTAAGAAATCCACCCGTTTGATCATCGAAAGACCAAGGTTCTTTAGACACGTAGTTGTCCCGGTTGTCGGAGGAAAATTAAACTTCAACAATAGTCCAGTGAGAAGATCACCCATTTCCTTTGGTTTAAATGTGTACCTAATCTCTTCACCAAAGAAGGTGGTTGTAGCTGGTTTGTAGAACCTATAAAAAGGGGTCGCCTGAGAATATTCGTTATAATTATACTCCCTCTTTGAGTCAAAGTCATATAAAAATGTATCTTGTTGTCCAACGGCACTAATACCAGTTAAAGCACCCGTACCAGTGTCGCCACGGAATCCAACTGGAGGCTTCTGCATGTTCCTCTCTTAAAGAAAAGGGACATTTTAAAAAATAATAATGAGTCGCGAGGAACAGATCATCGCTGCCTACACGAATGCGATCCAGCCCGTTCTGGAGAATGCCGTCGTGGTGGCCGCTGAATATTGCAAAGCCACCGGCAGGAGCATCGTCACTGCCCTCGATATGGAATACGGTATGAAGTGGAGTGCCATGAAATTGACCGGAAGGGTCTACGGTTCCATACTGCCAGATGAAGATGACGAGGATTCTGACGGGTGGGAGACCGATGACGACATGGTCGTGCAGGAGTGCGATATGGGGTTCGACGACGAATTCCGCGAGTACGACGGAGACGACGAACGTTATCTGGAGGTAAACCAGGCGGTCCGCGAGTGGGCTGACTGGGAACCCGAGACCGAACTCGAGATGATGATAAAGAGCGCCGTAAATTCTAGACGCTAATTGTAGTTATGTCACTTCCAATTACAAATGGTCTAGTAGGGTGGTACAAGGGTGAGGCGTGGAATGGAACGAGCTGGCCGGACCTCTCTGGGAATGGTAATGACTGCACGGTCACAACAGGAACTATCAACAAAGCTGGCAACTACATCTACGGAGGTACTGGCGATGGATTAAGATTTCCATCTACCATTTTGCCATCAACCTATACGCTCTTTCACGTGGCCAGATATAATGGGTCATCAAAGAGGAGGATATTTGATGGCACCGCTGGTAATTGGCTTTCAGGGTTTTGGGGTGGAAGGGCAGGTGTGGCGCATCATGGAACATGGTTAACTCAATATAATACAACAGCCTTTCCACTTGATCAAATTCTAATTTCGACGGATCAAAAGAGTCTTTATAGAGGAAACGGTATTGACCTTACTACAATATCAGTGACAGGTTCTGTAGAAAGACTAAGCATAAATTATGGTGTCACCGCTGAATATTCCGACTGGGCTGTCTGGGAGGTCATCGTCTACGACCGCGAGTTGACAACAGGTGAAATAGAAACGATTGAAGGATATTTATTTAAAACATATTATACCTACACAAATCCAGGTGTACCTAGAGGTGTAAATTACTTCAATCCCAGAGATATTGTTTTTTATAAAAAACAAGGACAGCCCGTGTTCGTAAATCAAATGACCGCAAATACCACCGACATAACAAGTTTGGGCAATGTCGTGGCGAGCGCCAGTTCGGAATACGATACTGATTGGCAAGCATGGGAAGCTTTCAATGGAATCATTGGGGATGAAGGGTGGCATTCTGGTTCACCTTATGACTACAATAGTTCAACTGGTGTATATCAAGGAAGTAGAGAATTGGCTGGATATTCAGGTGAATGGCTTAAAATACATTTTCCAATACCTTTGTTTTTAAACTATTCGGTTCTGTATGCTAGATCTAGCCTTGAAAGAAGGCTTGTTAAAACTGGATACTTATTGGCTTCAAATGACAATACAAATTGGTCTGTAATTCAGTACATAAACAGAACAACACAAACAACCTCATTTGTACTTTTGGATAAGTATGTTCAAAGACCATTCAAATATTATGCTATAGTAGTTTCTTCTATATTTTCTGACACAAGCACACAAATTTCAGAATGGTACATGGACGTCAAGATACCCAGATTTCAGATTAGTGAACCTTTTTATCCAGACGGTTCTTCGCCAGAAAAAGCCGTATATAGTGCAAGAAGACTTGTCGAATATCATCCTGATCTTGATGATGGCGTATATTGGATAAACCTTCCAGTAGTTGGTCCTACGCAGGTATACTGTATTTTGAACACCGACTGTGCTGGAGGTGGTTGGATGTTGGCCATGAAAGGAACACGAGGTACAACATTTAATTTCGATTCCACGTACTGGACAACAACAAACACGCTAAATACATCTGAAACAAACAGAAATGATGGAGATGCTAAATTTGATACGTTCAATTATTTCCAATCAGATGACTGGCTGGCAATATTTCCAGACTCTCCTCCAGGGGATCCAGTGGTTGGTGGCGACGTATCTAGAGGCTATGGGGGATGGACCTGGGTTGAAAACAATGCAGTTGGTAAAAAATCAGTAAGAGAATTTTACGCTAGTCCAACAGAAATAACAAAATCAAGCACACCAACAACAATTTCTAAATTTAACTCTAGCATATGGTCTACGCAAACTGGGTTTCAGTGGTATGGAATAAATTACACAACATATAGTCCAAAATCCGTGAGATGGGGGTTTGCCTGGAATAATGAAGCAGACCAATTATCAAACGACGTGACAGGTGGTATTGGTTTGAGATATGCAAGTTATTCTGCTGGTAATGCATTTAATTGTTGTGAAGCAACTCATGGTGAGGGTGGAATTATGAGATTTGAATGGTATGTAAGATAAAAGTATGGTTGCGTTTAAACGAACCCAATAAATAGTAGTGCGTCTGGTAGAAACCAATGGAAGGTTATGAATATGACCCAGACGAGTATGCCACAATTTCCAGTGAGGCCGAGACCGAGTCAGACTCTGAAAAATCGTTGGTCCCACTGGAACATGAGGAGAGCGTTCAGATTTTGAAACCCCAGGTTGAGTACTCGGAACTGGACGATGTTTTCAGTGAAGAGCTGGACGAACTGGATCTCCGTGATTTCTTCATTGAAAAAAAGCAATCTAATATTAGAGTATGTCAAGTTACGACATCGTTATCGACAGTTCAACCAGAAAAGACAGAACCACAACCGATGCTAACAACTTCACCGTCTATCTCAGTACACCCCTTTATGGAATCCAATCTGTGAATTTTGCATCGGCATCCATGCCATATCTGAACAGCGCCTCACAGGTCAATGGCAATGTTCATGCCTACTATGTGGTTCTGGAAGTACCTAACTACGGCATTTTAACCGATAGGATCTACACCGTGGACAACCCGTTGGTTTATAATAATATTTTAATTTGTACATCGGTTAATATAATTACAGTTGGTTCGACCACGGGACTTGAAACTGGAATGAGTGTATCTGGTACTGGAATAGATAGTGGAACAACTATTACATCTGTTGGCAGTGGAACTGTTACCTTGTCGAAGCCACAGACCGGAACTGTTTCAGGCTCTGGAACATTTATAGAAACAGATCTAATTGGTTCGAAAAGTGAAAACTATTTCTTAACAGTGTCAGATACAGATAACTTGGCGGTTGGAATGACTGCATCCGGAACGGGAATAGACGCCGGTGCTACGATATCTGCATTTGCTGACTCGACAACTGTCATATTGAGTTTGCCAAACACTGGAGCAGTTTCTGGAACAATTACATTCAATGGTTCAATTGAAAAATCAGGAGGTGGTGGTGTTGCTACTGCAAACAATAACAAGTTATATGTTTCTAACGTTTCCGAATTGTCAAGTGGCATGTCTGTATCAGGAACGGGAATATCTGCTGGAACCACTATTTTGTCTATTTCCGATTACATAGTTACATTAAGTGCAGTCAAAACTTCCACGATAAATGAAGAATTGACATTCACCAGGACTGTAACTACTACTACTATTTCTGACTATTTGTCATCTAATCAAATACTAATAAGTTCAATTAATGATAAAATTGGTGTTGGAATGGAAGTCACTGGAACTGGCATAGGTACGAACGCCAAAGTCGCCAGCATCAATGGAACAATAATAACTCTTGACGTGACAAAATCGGGTGTAGTTTCTGGACGGATTACTTTCGTGGATAAACTGATAAATCGTTTTGAGTTTGCCTATACGGGTTCACTCGCGGTTCCTTCACTGTCCGGTGCCAGTCCCACCAACTATGTGATGAGTTCTATGAACGACATTATGAGCGTTCGAAAGACGGTTCCAATTATGGAAGCCATCAAGGTGTCAATCTACTATTATGACACGGACACAAGTTCATTCAGGTTATATCCTTTCACGAACACGGGTGCTGCCACCGAAGAGTTCGTTTTGAAATTGTCAGTCCAAGGCACCAAGGACAAACGTTTTGCCACCAAGCAACAGGACGAGGATGACAAACGTCTTGAACCTAACATCGCACCGCCGGTGACGTCAGGGACGGAGAATACGTTCGCGCGCAAGTTGATAAACTACTATAGGTCTAGCACCCGTAATAAGTTAAATCCAGAGGTTCCCACGGAACCGGTCGGTGCCCTGTTGCCCCGCAGAGAGTTCATGGGAGTTCCCACCAAGTATGCCCAGATCCTGATCCCGATTGCGGTCGTTCTTTTGGTGCTCGCTATTCTCTTGGCTAAGTAATAATGGCTAGGTCATCCTACACGACACCTGGTCTCCCAGACTTCAACTACGAATATCACACGATATCCTTTGATACACTGGATCAAACGAGTTCCAATAACTTTACTGTGTACTTCAATACACCTTTGAAACAGGTGGTTCAAGCACGCTTGTTGGGTCTCCACGTTCACACCCGTGGGTCTGTGGAACACCTCTATATGCGAATCCGTGAACTGGAATCCAATTTTAACGACCGACTTTCAAAGAATCCGCCCAATGTCACTGCAGTTTCACCTGTTCAGTCGATTGCCCGTGGCGCCTTCGGAAGTATCATCACGAATCAAGACCAAAGTGCCTCCGATCAGTTGATTACATTTAGAGATAACTATGATCAAATTACTCAATTTATTCATCCTATAGAAAATTTGGATCGTCTGACTGTAAAGTTGTTCAACCAGAATGGTGCTCTTATTCCAGATCCTTCAGGTGGAAAGGAAATCAATCACTTCATCATCAAGTTCATCTGTCGTTCGCCCAACCTTCCCGGGAGGCAGACGCTTCCATGGGTTCAGCCCAGAATTGGCATCTAGATGTCGTCCTCCTCGACCACCTTGACCGTCCATTCCTGAATGGGTTGTTCCTTGATTAACTTGTCCAGTCGCATCTTGGTGGCCTTGACCGTTCGCTTGACGTGTTCAGCAAGTTCTTCTATCTTCTTGTCCTTGTTCTTCAAGAGCCACTCTTCATCTTCGTTAGACCACCGGCCTGACTTAAGGGTCGAATGTTCCTTGGCGATCTCGAGAGCCATCTTCTTCACCTTGGTGAGTTGTCCCTCGAGACCTTCAATCTCCTTGATCAGATCATCGATCGTAGGCTTCGGCGCAGGAAGTAGTTCCTGATGACCATGCTCGCGGTGCCACAATACCTTCTCCCAAAATGCCTTCATGATGGGCATGTTGGTCGCCCACCACTCGCGATCCCGTGGAATCTCCACGCAGACAAATTCGGCGGGCTTGGGGTAGGTGATTTCAGCAGGTCGATACTGTACAAAGTCACAGACTTCTAAGTCCAGACACTCCATAAGCACCTGCACCTGCGCGAGATACCACACCGGTGGTGTTCCATCGCCAATCGGGCGGGACCTTGGGCACTTGATTTCCAAAAGTCTTCCGGTGTAGGTGATGCCATCGGGTGATCCACCGATCCAGTCGAGGGTGTGATGGGGTTCAAGACCAATTTCAAAAACCTTTTGGTTGTGGCGTTCCTCGTAGATCTGCCGGGCTTCATCTTCATACTTCTGACCGTGCTTGGTCGCCCAGTCGTTGAAGGGTTCACTGACTCCACACTTTTTCAGAATCAACTTCTCTGGTTTTTCGTAGGGATTCACGCCTATCGCAGTACCGGCATCGGATGCTGTGAGCATCGTGCCCCTCATCTTGAACCACGCATCGGAACGTTGTTCAGGATAAGTCTTGTTGAAAAACTTCTCCGCTTGGGGATGCATACTAGTTAGCATACTGCTGTAATGTTTAAGTGGAGGACTTTGTTGGAGTCTTCTTCTTGCGTGACGACGATGACTTCTTAGGCTTGGGCTCCTCCTTAACCTGAATAACTTCTTCAACTTCGGCGACGGCAGCCGCTGCGACCGCGACGACCTCCGGCTCGGGCTCGGGGACCGGCTCCTCCTTGACTACCACGGGCTCCGGAACGGGCTTCGGTTCCTCCTTGACCACCACGGGTTTGGTGGAAAGCACAAGACGGAGACCATCGACATCCACGACCTTGTCAAAGTTCTTGGCGAACTCCCTGAAAACACCATTGCCACGCTTCTCCACGACAACCACATCGGGTCCGAAAGCCTTCACGTCCGAGATGGACCTAATCGGAAACCCAGTAGGAACATCCACGGACACCTTACTGGACTTGCGACCCCATGCACGAACCTCGTGACCGGTGCACAACTCATTGACTGTCTTGGAAATAGGATTGATAAGGGCGACCTTCATTATTACTTTCTGTGGACATTTTTAATCATGGCATTCGGGCGTTTGGATGGAACCAGTCTTTTTTCAAGCTTCTCCTCGAGACGCTTTAGGGTGAAGTAGGCACCAGCCTGCTCGGCTTCCTTCTTGGTTGACCCCTTGCCGGTTCCCCACTGATGTCCTTGAACATAGACACCGACTCTGAACTTGGTGGCATCCACGTGATCCAACTGACGATATTCAGGGAGATCCCACTTTTGAGCCTGACATACGCGCATCAGGATGTCCTTGTAGTTGTCATCCACCATCAGGCGATCCAGACGTATGAGGTCTGGGTTATCAAGGACGCCCAGGACAAACTTCTTGGCTTCGATCATCCCGAGATCCAAGTAGATGGCACCCACAAATGCCTCAAAGACATCTTCAAGAATCTTTGGATTGTTGTTCCATCCATTTCTCATCCCCTTTTCATCCATTTCAACCCAGTTGTGAAATCCCAGTTTGGCAGACACATCCGCCAGCGTCTTTCCACAGACAATCTTTGTTCTCGCACGAGTTAGAAATCCCTCCTGCAGATTCTCGTACCTATCGAACAAGTACTTGGTGACAATAAAGCCCAACACGGAGTCGCCCATAAATTCCAACGTTTCATAGGAACCCTCGACGCCATCGTGTTGAACAGAAGATTTATGCTTGAAAGCCTTTCGATACACATCGATGTTTTTGATGTTCGTACCGATGATGGCTTCAACCTCCTGAGTGGATATCATTTTCTAAAAGTAAGGTGCGTTTTTTGTTTAAGCCTTGATGAAGTGCTTAGAGATGTGCTTCTGCAAGGTCATATAAGAGAGGGTCTCTCCCTGAGGTGTTTGCAGGAGCTTCTTCAGTGGCTCATCCTGAATAATCTTTCGTCCATCCTCTGGGTGAGACAGACCCTTATCCTTGACATACTGCTTAACGAAACGGGTCACATCAGTGCGAGACACCTCGGTGCCCTCAGCGAGACCCATAAAGTCGGTCAGATCCTTGGTGACCTTGCTGGGCTTGTTGAACCCGGTGTTGGCGGCACGCTCCTTAGCCTTGGATCCATCGGGATCATCCTGAACCTTGGCGATCTTTCGAACCAACTTGGTGAGACTCTTGATCTCCTTGCGCATCTCGGTAAGCTCCTTCATCACATCCTCAGTAGACATTGTTTTTCGTACTTACCTTTGTTTTCTTCTCTTTAATTTACTTCTCAAGGAGAGATCCCCCGACACCGCTGAGGATCTTGTAGGACATGGATTCACGGACAAGAGCCTGGTCACCACAGAACCCACCGGGGCTAAGATCCTTGGTGTAGTAGGAGGCATCCTTGCCTGGGCCGGGAACACAGTCCAGTTTGTAAGGAAGCTTGGTGATGGCATCGCCGCTGATCATGGGCTCAACCTCCACCGGCTCTGGGGACAACCTGTACCCACTCTTCTTCATACCCATGAAGCACTTGACGTACATGAGCACCACGATGGCAATCACGAGCACGAGGGCAAACTGACTACTGATCATACTTCTTTACTAGAACATTTGATTTTTTTCTGCGTTAAAGACTTGGACATAAGTTTATAGACTGACATTAAGTATGAGTGAATTTGAAATCGAACTCGACAATAATGATGAGTTGATGGTCGACCTGGACAATGATGAGCAGAATCTTTTCAACGGTGTTGTCCTGGATGCTACCAGACGCAAGCGAACGAACAACCCGAACATGAATGACCGCCCTGTTGAGGCTCCCGCATCTTCGTTCATGGCATTCGCCAACCATGGGAAGCAGACACCTTCGGCACGTCCTCCGCCGCCACAGGAAGAGCCGGAAGATCACGGCGAGGGTTTTGGTGATGACTATGGAGGTGGAGAGACTTACGACGAGGATGCGCCTTCCCCTGGATACAAGTCACTCGATGACGAAAAGGCCGACCTTTTGAATAAGATCACCCGCCTGGAGAAGAAGGGCATTCGTTCCATCGAGCGGCTGAATATGCACTCGTCGATCCACGACATCCGCGGTGAGGTCAAGCGAATGTCCTATTCAATCGAAGTGGATCAGTCGGTCAAGATGCAGCGAAGGATGTTAATCGCCTGTGTGACCGGAATCGAGTTTCTGAATAAGCGCTACAATCCCCTGGATATCCATTTGGATGGGTGGTCCGAGTCAGTGATGGATGGCGTGGATGACTATGATGATGTATTCGAGGAGTTGTATGTGAAATACCGCGGAAAGGCGAAGATGGCACCCGAGTTGAAGTTGATGATGATGCTCGGTGGTTCCGCCACGATGTTCCATCTGACCCACTCGATGTTCAAGTCTGCGATGCCTCAGATGAACGATGTGATCAAGCAGAATCCTGACCTTATCAAGAGTATGATGTCTGCTGTGGCAAACACAGCCAAGAGTGCCCAAGAAAGGAATATTGATCCTCGTCCGGCGCCGCCCATCGCCCGAAGGGAGGTTCAGGGTCCGAGTATGGATCTCTCGTCGCTGATGTCTAATTTCATGGCGCCCCAGTCCACAACTACTCGCGACGTAGAAGAAGTACGTATGCCAGCGGGACCGTCAAGTGACGGCAATATTGATGACGACATTTCCGACATCGTCAGTGTGAATGGCGAATCGGTCAAGGAGGTCGAAGTTTCTGCTCCCAAGAAAAAGCGTGGCAAGAAGGGAAAGACGACACTTGAATTGTAAATAATTTCCTAGTTGATACTAAATAATGGTAGGCTATTGTTCCATTGATGATGCCTACGGTGGGCTTCCTCGGGAAACGGTCAAAGCACCGCCGGCTCCCGAGAAGGCTGCTGATAGGGTGTTCCCCACCGACAGGGTGGAGTTCTATGAGGTAGAGGGTGTGATGGATTCGGAATTGGGTTACATGGTGGTCCTCTTCATGGCAGGGGTTGCTGCTCTGGTTCTGAGGGACATTCTTCGTGCTCTATCTTGAGAAACCGCTTTCCGGTGAGATAACCGTGATAGAATAGTTCCGTTTTCTTGTCATCGTCCATAGAAAAATTAAATGCCTCACCTTCTTTCATCTTAATGTAGATCGTAGGCTTTTCATAGACCACTCTATTTCTCATAATTGAAGTGATAAAGTGTTGTATGAAATCGACAAACGACCCTATGTGGGGTGGCTTCTCCATCGAAGGTTCAGGATCCAGTTCAATTGAAACAAGTTCTTCCATGTCCTTTCCCATGAAAGGCGTCAGTGGGCACGTTTCGAATGCCGCTAGATCTACATACCGGTGACCCTGGTAGACCACGGACTCGAACAAAAATGGAATGCTGATGCTCATGCAGACGGCATGGGACACTGACATGTCAGGGTGGGTGTGATGTGAAAAGTAGCAACTCCTTTGCAATGTGATATTGTATGCCGAAACGTAAAAGTCCAGCCCGCACCATTCTTTGAGTTCCTGAAACGTGAAATCTTCCTTTCCGGACAACTCCATACAGATCTTAGTAAACACTTCTTTCCACCTGGTCGCCGGCACCAATCCGTAGTTATTCAGAAGAGACTTTAAGTTCAGTCGCATCAACTGGTTTACATCGGCAACATCTCGGATGATTCTAAAAAGTCTGATGATGTCCCACTTGGCGACCAGACATCCGAATGCCACGATGGATCCTGCAGATGATCCAGCGACGGCTTCAAGATCTTTGGTTTTATCATAATTGTAAAGTGCATAAACTGTGCCTAGGATAGCATAGAATCCCATGGCACCGGGTCCCACGACGAGATACTTCATCCTTTTTAGAACTCGAGAGGACTTTGTGAGCGAATAACCGCGAATAAAATCCAGTAGAGAAAAGTGTTCCTCACGATCAATGTCTGGTCTGTTGTCATTCCGCTCAGAAGAAAGTACATTCCGGATGCGAGATAGACCTCGTTTGGCCGAACCACGTACTTCATCGCCCAACGAAGAATGATTATATACAGGATACCGAACACAGAGGTCATTCCCAGTCGATCCACCAGCCCACCCATGCCCGTGACGGCGGGTGATAGGAAGGCGAAGAGGACGGTTGGAACAATGACCTTTGTACTTGTCACGTCTGGCAGTCGCACCATATCTATTGATTGCCAACATTTAATCTAACAATAGTATTCATTTTTACAAAACTCGGAAAACGTAAGTGTTTCAGGTACCATATTATCATAACAATGTTGTCTGTATAACTCCCAGTTATTCCATAGTTCATCACTGTAATAGGCTATCCAATCTTCATACTCATATTCATCAGGATCGACAAATCCTTCGTCTTCCTCATTGTCATAATCCTCAATCACCTGAGGCTCGGAAGCAATTGGAGTATAGTCAAGAAGATTAGATCCCACCATCTTTTGTTTCTATAAATGTCTTGAATTATTTCTTTAACTTGAGTTGAAGGCTTGATGTCTCCTTGGGCTCCAACTTATCCTCAATCTCCTTGATGATCTGGTTTAGACGCTCTTGACCTCCCTCAATGTAATTTGGTAGTTCATCCATTAGGATTTTCTTAGTGATCGCGGGCTTCTTAACCGACGTCTTCTGAGTGACCTTGGTGCCGCCACGTGTCTGAACGTCATCAATCTTCTGAGCCTTCATGTAACCACCGATGAAGGTCTTCAAACTGGACTCACGGTCCTTCAGCACCTTAATGGCCTTTTGTGCCTCCGTTAATTGCGTCTTGATTCCCTCTAGCTCGGCAATAGCCTCCTTGAACTGATCGCTAATCGGCATTCCGTCAGACATCGTTTTGTTAACCAGTGGTGTAATTTCTTTAATTTAAAAACAGTCAGAGTTGTTTCCCTGAATGTTTCTAAAATGTATTAATCTAGATCAATCTAAGCGGTACCCTGACCAAGCTCGAAAGCGGGGCGCATCTGATCCGGCACGATCGTGGACGTGTTGAAGATCGTGACAGGGTCGCGAGGGTTCGGGGGCTCCGACCGGATCTGCTGATTGGCATTGCGCAGAGAACCACCGACCGTCTCGGGATAGCCGATGAGGGCACGGGGGTTCAGGTAGTTCTGACCCTTGAGGATATCATCGGGAGCAAAGTCACCGAAGTCCTCCTGAGCCGCCACGTCACGGGGGAGCAGGCTGGAGGCAACCCCCATCCCGTTGGCAGCCACCGCGGGCACGGACAGAGAGCCACCGTTCACCGGAGCACCTGCAGCGTCAACCACGTTGGCACCCTCGTACCCCTCCTTCCCGTTAATGTAACTCCAGCTATACATCCCCTCCTTGGGAGCCATTCCGAGGGCCCGGCGGATCGCACCGTTGTTCGCCCACATAAAATAACCCACGGCAACGAGCAGAGCAAGTAGCAACATGGTCTCGGTCTTCATCATCTTAACCTTCATATCCGTTTAATGTTACTTACTAAAAAAATTCCTCCTCTTCCTCTTCCTCTGGCTCTTCCTCGAAAAGACAATCAGAAAAATCTACAATCGCCTTCTTCGGCTTGGGCTCAGCCTTAAACTTGGCCTGATGAAGCACCCACTCGGTCTCGAAACTTTTCTGGAGAAACTGCACCGATCGGAGCTGAACCACCACGTCGACCACATCGTCCTTGGAAAGTTCCTTGTCCTCGAGCAACGCTCGCTTGGCGTCGTACAGCCTGACCGTTTCCGCCTTGTGCACGCTCAAGATATTCTCGTCAAGAGAAAAAGAAGAAGTAAATGCGCTTTCAAGTCGAGAGTCCGCGATCTCCTTACCGAACCAAGCCATCTTAGACTCCTTAGCCTTTGCAAGAACAGCATCCTCGCACTGCGCCACGGTCTCGTCATCAATCTTGAGAAGAAGCTCATCGTCCACAGAGTCCACCTGGGCTCCCTTGAGTGTAACCAACAAAGGTTTTCCGTCGTCCGCACGAACAGCAACCTCCTTGACCCCGTCTTCCAAAGTAACAATCTTAGTAGAGAACTTCATTTCTATTTATTAAAATGTAATGTTTAAGTAGATGGCTTCAGACGCAGAAGAAGATCACATAGAACACCTGGAAGCCAAGTTCCTGGTGGACAAACAAAAGCGCATCGAGAATGCCATGAGCTGGCACCCTAAGCAGGAAAAACTCATCAAGTCTTGGGGTGAAAAGGCTCTGGGGTACCGATGGATCCATCATAGATGTGCGGTACGCCACAGCGTTTCTCATACAAACTTTTCTATTATCAACATTGCCTTGACCACCCTGGCGGGTCTGGGGACGCTGGTGGCTTCCTCTGAACAAGAAAACTCACAAATACTCTTGTACGTATTCAGTTTTCTGAATCTCTCTGCCGCGGGAATTGCCAGCATCCACAAGTTCCTGAGGTGTGGCGAGCAGTATGAATCCAATATGCAGACGTCCAAGTTGTTCAGTCGCCTGGCACGCGACATCTCCCTGGAACTCTCCCTGGAACCCGAAGACCGAATGAATGCCGTGGAATACTGTCACAAAGTCCGCGAAGACTACGACAAAATCATTGACCACGCACCCGAAGTTCCGAGCGACATCATCAAAGAATACAAGACAATGATGGACGAAGAAGACCCTGAGAATAAGTTGGCCAGACCCGAAATGGCAAATGGAAAATTTAAAATTTATTCAAGTTCAGAAGGTGTAGATAACGCCAGCATAGAAGAACACACGACCCGATGGACAAACTTACTGAACAAAGCCACTAGCAAGTGGCGAACTCTGCCTCCAGTAAGACCTTCGGTTGCCTCAGTGGTTTAGATCCTCGAGCCACATGTCCTTGGTGGTCATCCCCTGAATACGCTTCAATTCGTCCAATAAGACCCTGGCTTCTTGCATGAGTTCCTGAACCGCCTCCTGGGTGTAACGCGATGTCTTCAGTCCCCAGAGATGCTCGAAACTTCCGTCAACCTTTTTGAACTTCTTGAGCATGTTCTCCTCGGCGTCTGCCTTCTTCAATCCCATGACCCCGAGGGATCCATCGAGGATGCCCTTGACAAAGTTGGCGCGATCCATCGCCATCCCGGAACGCTTTGCCAAGGTCGCCACCAGATACTTCTTGCGCTTGTCGTAGAGTGCCATCCGTTCGGTTGCGTAAGTCCTTAGGATATCCAAGGGTGTGTCAAACTTCTCGATGCCTTTGGGGCCGTGAAGATACATGTTGGTGCTTCGGATCGTAGAAGTCAATTTGAGATCCTTCTCTGGTGCAGAACCCTTGTAGCCGGTGATCACGAAACGGACATTCTCTTCCGTGCTGTGATTGCTGTAGTTCTTGATGACATTCTTCTCAACAAGCCCTTCCAGAAACTCCTTGTATGTCTGGGTCCACGTGCCCGGTGGGAGTTCGGTGACCTCGACCTTGTCCCCACTCGCCTGCCACACACCTGCGAGCGTCCAGACTCCTTCGTCCGATGCCGCGACGGCCCCCTTGAACCCACGGAACCAAGGCTTCATTGGCTTCAGCGACTCTCCACGAATGAACCGTTTCAGATTTTCCTTGACATCCACCGGATTGTGTGGAGGCACTTTACAACTGAACCCCGTTCCAATGCCCTCTGCACCATTCACCAGAATCATCGGCATCGTGGGAAGATAGTATTCCGGCTCGATGGGCTTTCCGTCATCCTTGAGGTAGGTCAGACATGCATTGTCCCTCTCATCAAAGACCTTGGCGTGACTGGACAGACGCGTGAAGATGTACCTGGCGCTTGCGTGGTCTGAGCCACCAGCCAAACGGGTTCCAAACTGACCACACGGCTCCAAAAGGTTCATGTTGTTCGACCCCATGAAGTCCTGCGCCAACCCCACGATGGTCCCCTGCAAACTCATCTCGCCGTGGTGATAGGCAGTGTGCTCGGAAATGTAGCCAGACAACTGAGCCACCTTGACCTCCGAAGTCAGATTACGCTTGATACACCCGTAAATCACCTTGCGCTGTGAAGGCTTCAGACCGTCACGAACATCTGGAATGGATCTGCGGATGTCCGCATGACTGAACTGAATCAAGTCCTTGTGAATGAAATCCGAAACGGTCACCGAAGTCACCTTGCCGTATGGAAGGGGATCGCCACGAAATGGTTCGGCCAACCAACGCTTTCGGTCATCTGCCAGTGACTTGTCAAATGCCAGTCCGACTGACTTCTGACTTTCTTGATCTGCCACGAACCCAACGGTCAAACGTCCAAGATCCCTGAAGTACTCCTTGGCTTCCGCAGAGGTCGAAGTACCCAGACCCTTGTAGTACTTGATGGTGACTCCGCGTGGCACCCTTCCCTGATGGGTCTGTTCGAGCCAGTTCACAAAGTCCCTTTCCGAGTAGAAGGATTCATTGATCCGTCCTCCTTTCACTCGGATCACCGGAGTGATCATGCTTACCACGAAGCCCATGGTGATAAGCTCGGGCCAGTAGCAGTCAAACATGTTCAAGACCAGACCCTTGATGTGTGAACCATCCACGTCTGCGTCGGTCATGATCATCAGTCTCCCGTAACGAAGGTCACTCAGGTCTGAATACTTCTTTCCTTGCTGAAGACCCAGGATCTTCTTCAAATCCGAAAACTCCTGGTTGGCTGTCAGTGCCTTCGAACCCAAGTCCCGAACATTCCTTGGCTTACCCTTGAGTGGAAAGACGCCATACTGATCCCTTCCGACCACAGACAATCCACTGATTGCTAGAGCTTTGGCAGAATCTCCCTCGGTGATGATCAGCGTGCACATCTTGGATTTGGTTGTCCCTGCCCAGTTGGCGTCGTCCAACTTGGGGATGCCTGAAATCCTGCTCTTCTTGGCACCGTCGGTCTTTTTGAGATCACGAACCTCAGAAGCCTTGGTCTGTGCCAAAAGTTCCTGTTCCAGAACGCCCTTGACCTGCTTCAAAAAGGCAGGTGTGGGTTCAAACTTAGAACCAAAGTCCTGAACGCGGGACATGCATTCATGTTTGGACTGACTGGAGAACGAAGGGTTGACCAGAACCGCCTTGACGACCACCAACATGCACTGCTTGATCTGCGAAGGTCTGAGTTTTGTCTTTTTGGCTAAGTCCGAAGTAATCTGATTGACCACATGATCCACATGGGTTCCGCCCTTCTCGGTGCAGATGCCGTTGACGAATGAGATTTGCTTGAAGCCCGCACCCGCCGAGGAACATACCAGCACCTCCCAACGGTCTTGTTTGAGTTGAGCCAAGGGTTGGTCGGTGAAGCGTGAAGTGTAATCTTGAAGATGCTTGATCGCCAAGACCTCACCGTTGTAGTGAACCTTGCACTTGGTTGGCACCCACGCTGCAGCATCCAGAGCCCTCTTCATGAACATGTCCCTGACATCCTTGGTGATTCCCTTCAGACCAAAGCGTTCCCAGTCCGGCACCCAACTGACCTGCACCTTGGCTGTCTTGCCCGCGAAGGACTTGATTTTGGGTTCGGCACAGACGCGCATGTTGTCTCTCCAGACTTGGTGATAGGACTTCCTTGTCTCGGGGTCATCCACCTTAATCTCGAACTCCTTGGAGTAGATGTTGGTCAGCTTGGCGCCGTAGCCGTTACGTCCACCGGTGGTTCTCTCCTCAGAGTCATCATAGTTTGAAGAAGTGAGAAGATGTCCAAAGATAAGTTCGGGCGTCCAGACCTGCGTCTGTTCATGGATTACCACTGGGATGGAGATGCCGTTGTTGGCGATGGTGATTCTACCCGATTCATCCACGTCGATGGATATCTTTGTAACGGATGGATTCAGAGAACTCTGATCCAGAGCATTCACCAAGATTTCGTCGAAAACCTTGGTCAGTGCGGGGGAGACACGCACGGTACGTTTGACAAACTTGTCACCCTGTGGAACCCACACATCCCTGTCTTCTGGAAGACACGAGCCAATGTACGCATCACTCCTATCCAGACAGTGTTGGTGAAGGGTCTTCTTTTCGTATTTGGGTGGCATTGTAATGTACCTACCTTGCGTTTCTATTCTTTAAGAGCCTGAATGAATTTTTCACTCGTTGGAGACATTGGTCCCGGGGATTTTAACATTGGGTAGAGGATTGATACTGAAAATCATGGAGAGCATGACAACCAGCGGGGTGGAAAAGGTGACCAGGATTCCTGAACCAGGCATGCCTCTCTTCTGAAGGGCGTAGCCGGCATAGAGGGGGATCATGATGGACCGCCAGTAGTTATAGACGTTGGTGCTGGTCTTGATGCCAAAGACCGGAGCGAGCACCGAAGGAACCAGCATCAATGCAATAATGACACCAAGATTCTTGTTGAGACTGGTGTCGTCGCCGAGGATCCACCACCGCGGGATGGCGATCGACAGGAGGAGCACCATGTACATGATGGCACCGGGGGCCATCCAAAAGTTATTCTCGGGACCTGAGAGGTAGGCAGCGAGAACCACTGCAAATGCAAAAAGAAGTGTGAACGCGGTCACGCGACCATCGCTTGACTTACTGTCTGCCATTACTATTAGTGTTTGTGATTTTATTTGACTGGACTTCGGGTTCCACCACAGGGGACATCACGGGTTCAGGAGGAAACACGACAGGTTCAGGCTCCATGGGTGGCGCACCTCCACTGTTCTTGAAAATCGACTTGAGAACGGGGTCGGCCAAGGTGAAGTTGGCGCCGAAACCAAAGGCGGCGATGATGGCAGCCAGACCCTCGTTGTCTGGGTAGTCTGCGCCTGGATTGTTGGACTGCACGAACATGGTGAATACGAGCAGACCCATCATGGCCAAGGGAGGCACTGGGTTCATGAACAGACCGCGGAAGGATTGCACACCCACGGCAAGCACATAGAGAACGATCAACTGAACCAGAGGAACCATGTCCTTCTGCCAGTTACCAAGATTCTCAAAGCCTTTCATGTTTCGGTTATAGGGAAGTTGGGTGACGGAATCTCCAACGACCTTGTTGCGTCCGCGGAGGAAGAAGTAGAGGCTCGGAATAATGATCAGGGTCCATGCCAGGTAACTGAGATTATTGTAGAATGAAGTACCGGTGGTCAGCGTGACACCCTTTATGCTGAGAAGCGAAGGAAGGGACTCTTGAATGATCTGGAAAAGCACGACCAAGACTGCCGTGATTATACCAGTGCTTTGGACCCTTTGCTCTTTTACCACGCCGATGTATTTGGTGAAGAAATAGACCACGAAAGTCACCAAAGGGGGTATCGGGTTGCGAATGAGACCTTGGGTGTAAGGATTTATGCTCGCCAACACCATGATGAAAACCTGGATCGCCACCATGACCAGACGGAAAAACTCGGGCGTTTGACCGAGAATGGCCGTTCCACTCTTTTCCTTGTTCTGACGTTCAATGAAGAACCACAGAGTCGGCAAAAGAATCGCGAACCAGAGTCCAAGCGAAGCAATGGTGTAGTTGATAGTCCCCGGTTGAAGACCTGTGAACTCACCGCCGACAAAGTTTCCACGCTTGACAGCCGTGATGAGTTGGGGAAGTATCACAACGACCAAAAGCGAAGTACCGCCCACCCACTGAATAAGACGATTCTTATCAAACTCCTGGTCCTTTTGAACGTAACGAAGGAGAATGTAAATGGTGATCATCACGATCGGTGGAATCGGGTTCATCAATAATGCTCTGGCGGCGGGCGCAGCGGCAAAGGCACCTCCACTTATAATCACCTGAAGAAACAACAAAAGCGCCCTCGCCCAGTTTGGCGACTTGGCTTCCTTTGGGTCACTGTTGACATTAAGATACATGGTAGGTAGGATCAGGGCCGACCACAGGACCCAAGAACCAAACATGTACCCTGGACTCGATACATCCATTATTACTATTATTCTGGATTTTAAAATTGGGAGGCGATGCGTTCAGCCGTTTCACTGAGCGAGTCCACATAAAGTGCAATTCCAGAAAGAATGATCATGCGAACCTGATTGTCTGTGATCGTGTAATTAAAAAGATACTTCAAAAGTGAAGCTGTTATAAATACAAATACCGCGATATTTCCAACGTCCCTTGCTGGAACCTCCAAAAATCCAATCATCGTGGCCGCGAAAACAAACATAGACGCCGAGATAAAGATGAACTTGAACAACTGGCGACGTTGTTTGGCGAGTTTTTCTTGATCTTCATCGACAGGATTTTCCTTCATTCTATTCAGTGCTGTTTTTGCTGCATTGAGTTCAATCTTTTCATAGAACGTGAGTTTGTCCTCTGGTTTTGCTTTTAGTTTTTTGATTGTATTTTTATAGTCTTTCTCGGTGGGTTTGTCTTCAGATTTGATATCCTGACCAACCAAAATTGCCCACACCTGAAGAAAGAAATAGGCAAAAAGAAACTTGAAGAAGAAATCAAAATCCTTTATTGTCGGAAGATAAGGTTCCGCCATTCTGCTATTACCCGATATAATAATTAGTTACCAGTGAAACGCCGAGAGGCACCAGATACTTCCAGTAGGGGTCGTTGAAGAGATCGAACTGACCAAGTGAACTCGGCACGGCAATCAGTGCAACCACCAGCCCCGAGAAGGTCGCCGGGCGACTTGAACCCTTGGCCTGAAGGGTGATGAACAACAGTGAAATCACCGAGAGGATGTAGAACAAGAGCGTGAAGAACTCCTGAAATGTTGCGGTCCTCTCTTCATCTGAACCTTCCGCGGGTTCTGTTTTGTTCATCAACGCCATGATCTTGCTCACCAACTGGAGAACAAAATAGTTGTAAAAGTACAGGCTGATGAAGTAAACAGCCTCAGCGGGATTGAGCGCAGGCACCACACCAGTAGCGTCAGCCATATTACTATTGAGTCACAAAATTAATCATGGATGCGGGCACCACAAAATCCCTTGGGGTCTTCGATGGTCTTGTAAAGTTTCTTGCCCTCGGCAAAATCCTTGAGTTCGTCCAGGTTCGCCCAGAATGCCGGGCTGTGATCATATTCCTTGACGGTCGCGTGGGCAAGTTCATGTAGAAGAACGTGCATCAGTTCGTTGGGGCACCCGTCTACACATAGACCAATCTCTGAGCCCTTGTTTGTGTTGAACCCAAGAAGCCCTCCTTGCATCCCGTGGTAGCCCACCAACAGAATGGGTTCTTCCAACTTGCGAAACTTGTGCCCTTCTGGAAGTTTGGCAAACTCTTCACGCAACGTGGTGTATCGTTCTCTAAGCGTCACCAAACTCTTGGGTTCTTTGGCCATCTTCAAAAAGGAAAAAAGAAGCAACCACATGGTCACATAAATTAGTATCTTCTGTGACATCTTACAATTAAAGAAGAAATTATATACTAAAGTACAATGTCTCGTCTCGCAAAAGATAAGCTTACTGTCCCCGGTCTTGCTTGGGCATGCCTTTCATTTGTTGGAAACCTTGATGGTGGGTGGGTGCGTCCCGCCGAGGGTGCCAAACACACTGAGTTCATGATTAAAATTCGTGGCGCTTTCGGAACCAAGGGCGAGGCTGAGGAGCATGCCAAGGAGCTTCAGGGTCTGGATTCATCCGTAGACATTTACGTGGTGAACATGTACGAATGGCTTCTTCTTCCACCTCCTCCGGTTTCGGAGATGGAGAACGTCAAGTATACCGACGAACGTCTTCAAGCAATCATGGATGGCTACAAGGAGAACCAGAAGCACGCTGCCCAGATGTTCGAGAAGCGCAAGGAAGATATGTCGGCCAAGCCTTCTGGTTCAAGCATGCCTTTCTTGGAGGCTGGCGACGAGAACTCGAAGTTCTACACCAAACCCGACGAAGCTCCCATTCCTCATCCATCCGAACTGGTTGAAAAGTACAAGGAGGAGTACCCTGACAAGAGCATGGAGGAACTTGTCAAGATGGCCGATGAAGAGGTGGCTAGGATCAGCAAGGAGCGTGAAGAGGAGCGCAAGAAGAACCTTCCGGCAATTGAGGAAGAGTCATCAAGTTCTTCAAAGGGAAAGGAGAAGATGGATCCTGAACAGATGTTCAGCGGTTAAGCAATTGGGGAAAGACCTCAACTTCACCTAAACCAGAACCCGGAACGGGAATCATTTCAATTTCAAGGTCAGCGTCGTCCTTGATGGGATATAGAATATCTCTGGCCGGTAGACCGGGAATCTCCTTGGCGTTTCCAAGACGATCCACCACAGGACCGATCGGGATCTTCTGAACCATATTACCAGGCTCCAAACTGAACCCTGCATATAACGATTCTGGATTCGTTACATACAGTGATTCATCCAAGACCTCCATGGGAGAGGCATAATACTTTGAAGGGTCGTCACCTGGATCTGTATGGAGAGGAACATAAAATTCCCTCTGTTCCAAAATGGCCCACGCGGCGAGCATTCCGAATGCAATGGATGCGATGGTGTTAAACCCGTCCATCTTCTACTAGTTGCTTAGATTTTTAGACGCCCCTTCCTGAAGTCAGGATGATCGGCGCGGCCTGACCAGGACCGCTGTTCCTTCCACCCGCACCCATGCCCATAAAGAAACCAAGAATGAATGCAACAAAGATAATCACCATCCACACGAGAGGACTAATTCCACTGAACATGGTGTCCTGTTGTGGAGGAGGTGGGTGATGATAAATCTCCTGGTGGTGTTGTTCTTGTTGTTTAGGCATAGGGATTTCGTAATAAATGGGCTGAACTTGATCCTCTTCGGGTTCCTCGTGTGCTTCCGGTTCTGGAGGAATGTCATTGGGTCTATAAATTGGAGCAGCACCTCCGTCATCCATGTCAAATCCCTGTGGTATATTGCTGTCTACTGCTACTTCCATTGGGAAGGATTTAATATGAATGCATGTTTTTAATGGTTTAGATGAGCGCACCTATTCCTCATCATCCTCATCCGACACGATGAATCCATCAAGGTCATCGTCTTCATCAGCGCCATCATAGTCACTCTCATCTTCTGTCCGAATAGACTCTACGTCGGAACACTCATCATCCGAATCGTAATCAGACTCGTCAAAGTCATCTTCGACGACCTCATCGGGTGTGTAAAGTGTAGGTTTCTTGACCACGCGTCCGGAACGAGTTCTCGTTTCCATTATTAAGCAGTGGGAATGTTTTTTTATTCAATAAGCGCATTCAAAATTCGTGGCGTAAATGATTGTTTCGTTTCTTCGGCGGCATTCACTAGAACCCGTTCGCCCGTAATCGCAAGTGATGCTGCCAATTCTGATATTTCATCGTGATAGATCGAATCACCCGATGGAAGGGAACCCGCCAAAGATGAAAATTCGTCCACGGCACGCCTGAGGTACATGCCACTTCTTTCCAAACTGATACCCTTTAGAATAGTTACATCTGGACTAATCATCTCTTTCTTTGCGGATTCAAGCTCCCTCTCAAAACGCGTATATGTTTCTGGATCCAAATCACGAAATCTCGAAAGATTTGGAATCATGTCGTCAATTGGTTTCCACAAATCGGGGCTTACTGGCTTTCCGTAACCGGAACGTTTTCCTAATATGAATATGATGGCGAAACCTATAATCAGTAAAATGGTAATCATACCTTGTTTAATTTTTGCAGATATTTTATTATCTTGGGGTGAACCATGTACTTGCGACCACTCCGACATTTGTGGTCTTCGTCGTGGCACTTGAACAGAACGGTTTTCGATTCCTTGTCGACCAAAAACCACCCATGGTTTCCCTTGTGTTCTCTCTCTATAAATTCACAGTATTTACTCTGAGTCGCGATGACCCAGTGGGTCTTCTTGGGAATGATCTTATCAATTCGCTTCACGTTGTGTTGGGGATACACTTCCTGGATCCACTTGACCAGTTCATCGTCCGCACTGATTCCTGAAATGATGGTCTCGTTCCCTCCAAAGTGATCAAGTTCATTTCCATGAGGAAGAATAGAAAAACGTTCGAACATACTCGCCGACGGTTTGGCCTGAGATATTTCAGTGACGCCATCCTTTCCAATTTCAAACCTAGGCACATAAGGAACAACCAGTTCCTTGGTTTCTCGCTTCATCTTGTATGACCAAATGGTTCTCAAGCCCGTCTTGAACACCGACTTGTCCAGAACTGTCGACCATGGAACATCCTGATCGTAATCAACAAGGACAGTGGTGATGCGATTCAGTATATTCAGTGCAGATGAAGTCGTTACCGTCACCTGAGGCCATGAGAGATGGACACCATTCTTGAAGTCCTCACCCTGGGCGCGAGTGCAAGTGGAAACGAGAATGGGACCGAGCGAAGGAAACGCTGTATAAAGTTGAATCGCCCAACGCTTTATTGTTTCATCTGTAACAGCACCTTGTTCTCCTGTAGTCACATAGTCGATATCCAAAAACATCCTGAACCTGTCCGAACTCTTGGTCTGCTCCACCATGAACAACTTTTCACGGTTGGACAGACATCTCATACACATTTCATAAAATCTCTCACGCTGCTGAAGGGGGACGATAAGTACGCCCGATCCATTCATCAGTGTGTGAGTAATCGTGGTTCCTTGTGGTTTGGTTCGGAACCACCATCCAAGTCGCTCACATTCGTCTTTGAAACTCATGGTAGTCTTCTGGATTACTATGGTTTTTTGTTTTTAAGCCTACATGAGGTTGCAGTAAAGTGTCATTTCATCGTCTTCGGCTTTCTTGGGTCCATATTTTTTCAAAAGATAGATCTCACCGACCACTTCTTCCTCGGTGAGTTCCTGGACACGTTTGGCTTCGTCGGAATCGATGTCTTCTGGATCTAGACCTAAGAGGTTCCTAAGTTCTGTGATACGTTCCTGTTTTGATTTTCGCATCTGTTTCTCCTTATATTAAACGGGATTTTTGGAAACGATGGATTCAACGCACGGTGAAAGTCATCGTTGGCTAGCACCTGATTTTCAATCAAAGGCCATTTTGCTTTATTTTGAAATTCTTGCATCGTATCGAAGGACATGTACTTATTTTCATCATAGGTCCTTCGGATCGACTGACGATTTCGCTTGCGTTCTTCTGTGATTTCCTTTTCACGATTAAATCGTTCAATCATATTCAACTGCGTTTCCCTGGGAATGTAAGTTTCAATCACAAACACGTGATATATTATTCCTTCATTCTCAGCATCTTCAAAATAAAAATATCGGTAGGCTCCTTCCGAAATGGCAATGACACCTCGTGTCTCTTCTTCTAACTCTCGAAGGGCTGTTCGTATTGGCCAACCTATCTCGCGTTTTCTACATCCACCCGTCACAAATGTCCAGTCATCCCAACGTTTATCACATACGGTTAAATACCTCGTATCTCCTTCACAAGGGGCAACTAGGACAGTGATCGCCTTATGCGTCTCCTGATCCATTTACTTCCTCTGTCTCT